GCAAGGTTGAATCGATTCACAAACCATGGGAGGTTAGTGCATGAGCCGAGTTCATACGACCACCGAGCATACCGAACGTGCCTGCAGCTGCCTTTGCCCGTCATGCCGAGCGATGCACCGAGCGTTGAGCCTGCTCGATGATGTCCAGACCAGTGTCGGGACGTGGTTCGACGCGGCCCGAGCTATTGAAGGCGCTCGCAGCGTCCTTGCTGAGGACCTTGGACTCGTCAAGGGACCAGACGACCGCTACACCCAATCAGCTACCTAAATCGAGTGGACGAAACGGAGCCTAAGCTCTGACTGCACACCATATTGCCAGCTTGAATCGTGCAACCTAGCGGTTGCCGGTTTGAGCTGGCTTCACGCCACGCACTAACTCATTCCAAACTTTCGCATCGTTAGTTCGTTGCAACACCAACTAATCAACTAATCACTTAGCACAGCTAAGTAGTTTCGTTAGCACAGCTAAGTAGCAACACCAACTAATTACTTAGCACCAGCTAAGTATCAGAACGACATCCTCGCCCCCCCCCCGGGGGTATCGCGTACTTCTTCCTGAATTCCCTGGAGCTCGCCGGCAGATGACCTCCGAAAAACCTAATTACTTAGCACCAGCTAAGTATTTCAGGCTCCTCCGGCTGGCTCCACTCCCCACTAATCACTTAGCAGCCCATCATTTTAGTTTCGTTGCAACACCAACTAATCACTTAGCAGTGCTAAGTATCAGGTAGGTGGCTTCGCACACCTCACTCAGAATCTCTCGCATCGTTGATTTAGTTGCAGCACAACTAATTTACTTAGCACCTGCTAAGTATCGGGGTTTTTCCTCCGCTGTATTTTTTCCCGAGACAGTTATTCTCCGCGTGTTGCCTCGATGATGGTCTGAGTGCACGCGAGCACAGGGTTAGTGCGGTAGTCTGGCTTCGATGCGCGTATCACTCGACCCGAGCCACCGAGCGCAGACGACAGGGGCGGGTCAAGTAGTCATGTCCGCCGGAGCTGGCGCGAAACGTGCGCCTAAGGGAGCAGGGGGTGGGGGTGGCCCCCTCCAACTCATTGACGCGAGGAGGGTTAGAATCTACAAGCCGTTATCGGTTGGTGCCCGGTTGCGCCAGAACGTCTCCGTCGATCGATCGATGCCACTGATGTCCGCAATGTCCTTGCCGCACTCCACTCGATCTCGTGTTTCACTGCTTCTTGTTGACACGGTGCCAATCGGCAATTCGGGTGATCTGGTGCCGGCGTCGATAGCGGGTCCGCTCGACAACTGCGATAAGGATTCCGACACGACGCTACCTAAGTTGGGGATCGCCATAGTGTCCAAGACCATCTGAATCGGTTTGCCCGAAATGGGCACGATCATACCCTGTCTATGAAGCTCTCGAAGGAGAAAAGCTTCTTTCCACTGGCGAGAAGTTTTCTGAGTTTCGAAGAGAATCGCGGGATACGTGATTGCCGTGATTTGCTCGATTGTGGGTCCATGCCCTCGCCGAGGAATCAGAGACTCCAGAGCGGAGAGAACCCTGGCAACGTAGGGTGCGACTAGAATGCCGAAGAATCCGCGCCTGTTTAGGTTCATAGCTCTGGAGCCCAAGTGCCTCAGTCGTCAGGCTCAGAAGGGTTGGCTCCAGGGGCTGGGCTCGAACCAGCGACTTCTCGGTTAACAGCCGAGCGTTCTACCTCTGAACTACCCTGGAATTCAGAACTTGGGGATGATCGTAACGTCGACGGTCTTGCTTTCGAACCAGGCCCCTCCTTGCCCGAGAGATGCCTGGAAGTAGTAGTGACCCCCTGCCGTGATCGGGACCTCGAACCAGAACGTCTTCGGTGCACGGAGACCATCGATCGTTTTGCAGTCACCGCTTTCTTCGCCCTCATCCCCGTCCTCCGTGATCGCCTTGTAATTGAGGCAGATAGCCTTATTCGACTCATTGGGCTCGATCGTAACTTTTGCTCGCACGGTGACTGGCGCGAAGGTTGTTCTGGGAGAAACCTCCAGGCGGATGGGCTCCGTCTTGCCAGACACCGTAGCGAGCAGTAGGAGGCAGGCGACGAGCTTCATCAGAGAATCCGGAACAGCTTCCTGAACGGGTAGGTGACGGCCTTGCCTACGTCTTCGACGGCAACCACGGTCGCATGGTAGACGGCCCTCACGGGCGGTTCGACTTTCTTGACGCCGGTCGACAGGAGGAACGCCACAATGCCAACGCCGGCACCAATCGCGAATGGATTCATCCTATTCTCCTTTGGTTTCAACGACTTGACGGTAGAGGACGTAGTTCGGCGTAACGGCAGCCAGTTTATAGACCTGGCCCGAAGCATCGTGCTCCAACTGAGCCGGTAACTGATTGGTATCGTTGAGCCCTAGATCCTGAATGGTGCCCTGGATCTGGCGCAGACCGAATCGGTTCTCGATCACCACACGTGGTGTCACCGAATCCTCCTGGCATGAATACTGCAAGAGCCATGCCATATGCGCGAATTACCCGGAACGACTACTACGATCGGCGCCCTTCGTCCTCCAAAATGGACACTGTCCCCGGAGAAAAGGACACTATCGTTACCTCACTCGAAGTCCGTTCCGGTCTATCGATTCGAGTTCGTCTTCGGACAATTCGTTTTTACGGTCATACGATGTTTGTTGCGCCTTTGACCCTTGCTCTGTCGGAGGACCTTGAACTCGAAGCTTGACCTGGACGATCTTGGTCGAGAATCCAACCAGGTGACGCTTGAAGAATCGCATGATCTCCTGATTCTTCGTGACAAAAACAGCGTCCCCTTCTTCGACCCACGAATCGCCCTTATCCTCGAACAGCACGAAGTCCTGAGGGCCGATAACTGTCTCCAGATGAATAGCTTCCGCCTTAACCTCAACGAAGTCGGGGTTGGTTTTGATTTCCACAGGTCCTCCAATCATGCTACAATGCAAAGGTTATACCACACGGAGGATCATGCCCAAACCTCGACGCGGACGTATCCCTCGCGCACAAGAGGCTTTGGTCGCGAAAGTCGTTGCTGACGGCGAGGTTACTGAGGCCCAGCTTCAGGGGCTCTCCATGGCCCTGCAACGTCCCGAGTCGACCATCAAGCACATGATTCAGACGGCGAGGCGACACTTCAACGAGAATGCTGAGCATTACGTCAAGACGCACCGCGAAGTCGTCGACAAGGCGGCTGCCAGCGAGGACCCTAAGGCCCTCGAAGTCGCGGTCAGGGGGTCCCAATGGGCCATCGAGCACATGAGCGCGGATGGGGAGCGGATCATCGATAAAGACACCAAAGGACCATCCGGAGTTCAGGTGTTCGTGGGCTTGAAATTCGGCGGAATGAAAACACCAGAGGGATCGGGGTCATAGGAGTCGGGGGGGGGGGTCTTATAGACCCCCTCCCTCCCCTACCCCCACTCGAAGAGGGTCATGGACGTTTGCACGAATTGTGAGCGGAGAAAACCAGCCAAGCTGGGGCTCTGCCACAAGTGCCTGGAGCTGAGTATCGTGGGAGTATCAGATGGGATCGAAAAGGCCCTCTACACTCCCCAAGCTCATCAGCAGATATTCCACGAAGCCAATACCCCGAACTTCCTGGCCTGGGGCACCCGAGGCACCGGGAAGTCGATCACTCTACGCTGGGACGCGATCGGGCGCTGCTTGACGTTTCCTGGCTTCAAAGCTCTTATCCTCCGACGCAAGCTGGTGGACCTAAGGAAGTCCCATCTGCGCTGGATTGGGCCTGAGGCTCGGTCCCTCGGGGCCAACTACCGCGAGACAACTAGTGACGTGAAGTTCGAGAACGACAGCTTCATCCAGTTCGGTCACTGCGAGGACCAGGCTGCCCTCGAAGGCTACCTGTCATCGGAATGGGACTACATCGGGTTTGACGAGCTGTCGACCTTCACCCTCGAACAGTTCCTGAAAATATCCGCAGCTGCACGATCGATCACAACTCGTCCCTATATTGCACTCGTTCGGGCCTGCAGTAACCCGCTCGGGCCTGGGGCTCACTGGATGAAGGAGTGGTTCATCGACAAGATCGTGGACTACGCCGAGTTCCCAGACTACAATCCGGCCGACTTTGACAGCATCTTCAGCACGTTGGATCAGAACAAGTATGTCAGTCGGAAGGAATACGAAGCTCGACTCAAGGTGCTCCCCGAACACGTCCGTCGCGCCTGGCTCTACGGCGAGTTCGTTATGGAGGGTGCCTACTTCACGGACTTCCGGAAAGCACTACGTGATGGCAATAAGCTAACGCCCTGGCATGTTATTGACAGCGTTCCGACCTGGCACGGAGAAGAACTCTATAAGCTCGGGTGGCTCAAAATCTACCGAGCGATTGACTGGGGTTACTTCCCCGACCCAGCCGTCTGCCTCTGGATTGTCGTGCTCCCGAACCGGCGTGCTATAGTGTTCAAGGAGCGCACGTGGCGACGAACACTCGCAGCAGACGTGGCGAAAGAGATCAAGTCTGAGTCAAAGGGCATGCACATCGTCGATACGTTCTGTGACCCCACCATGTTCATCAAGCATGGCGAGGCTAGCTACAGCATCGGGGAAATCTTCGAGCAGAATGGCATTCCCCTGTCTCCTGCTCAGAACGATCGAGAACTCTACGGTTACTCGATTCACGAATACCTGAACACCAAGGTGACAGAGGAAGTCGACGGGAAGATGGTTCAGATTCCCCTCGTTCAGATTCTCGAATACGCCTGCCCCGAGCTTGTTCGCACGATCCCCGTGCTCGAAATGGACAAGAGCGACCCGAGAAAGATTGCTGACGGACCCGATCACTGGGCCGTTTCCTTTGCCTACTTCGCGATGTCTCAAGCGACTCCCTCGAAGGACCCATTCGTCCCGGCGAAGCCTCGCTGGATGATGCCAAAACATGCGCACCGCTCTATCGGTGCCGTCTAACAGAGTGACTTATGGCCGAACAAGATCCGAGCGCGATGGAGAATCTAAAGGCTGGTGATCACCCCGAGGCCCAGGACAAGGACAACATCCAGTCCGACGAGCGGGCGACTGAATCTTCTGACGATCAGAAGGCAAAGGAAAAGAACAAGAAGATCGCCAAGGGACTCAAGGGCCAGAAAGAATCGTCTAAGCGCAACCGGAGGCAGTTCTACAACGAGTGGAAGCGTTCAGTAGAATTGCGCCTCGGGAAGATCGCCTCCCAGTATACTGGGGGCGTCAACGTCGAGGACGAGGTTCAGACAGAAGTGAATCCGGACTGGTCGTTGACCAAGACCAAGGTTGCGAACTTGTTTTCTCAGGTGCCGATGGTCTCGATGACGCACCAGAACAGTCAGTTCGCTCAAGCCATCCCTCCCTTCATGAAGTCGGTCAACTACGAGATCAGTGAGAATCGGTGCGACTTGGCCGTGCCGATGGAAGAGGTTCTGAACGACGTCACGAATGCTTCGGGTGTTGGCGGTATATATGTCTCCTACGATGCGATCTTCGAAGATGTAGAGATGCCAGCAATTGACGTGAGCCGACTGCCTAAGGCGATGGTGGATATCGGCATTAAAATGAAGCTCATTCCGACGACGACCAAGCCGATGCCCGTAGATGCAAAAATCTCGACCGAACGAATTTCACCAACGAATCTGCTGTGGCCAACAGAGTTCCTTGGCTCCGACTTCAACAAGGGTCCATGGGCAGGTTACTCCGGATCGTATACCTGGGCACAGGGTCAGAACGAACTCGATCTCGACGACGACGATAAAGAGCGGGTGATGAAGGGCTCCGAGAGCGAAGTGAAGACCGAAGACGATCTGCGATCTCAACCTGACAAGGGTGGTTTGCTCGACGTCAAGAAGATGCACTTCGATCACCTGTTCTACAAGCGGCATCTGTATGACAGCGACTGCGCGTTCTTCGATGAGATTTGGGAAATCGTGTGGGTCGATGGAATCGATGAGCCTGTGCGCCATCGTCAGTGGACCGGACAGAAGTTCCTTGAGGACACGGGGAAGTTCGTCGGGAACAAAATCTTCCCGCTGCAGATTCTGACGACGACCTACGTGACGGATAACCCCATTCCTCCATCTGAGTCGAGTGCGATGCGACCTCAGGTGAATGATATGCGCCGAAGCCGCTCTCAAATGTTTCAGAATCGCGAGCGGTCCTTGCCTCTTCGCTGGGCCAATAGCGACAAGATGGACCCGGAAGTCATGGATACCGTCATGAGGGGAGACTTCCAAGGGATCATTCCGGTGCAGGGTGATGGCTCCCGGATCATGGGCGAAGTAGCTCGCGCAACCTACCCTTCTGAGGACTTTACATTCGATCAGATGAACAAGGCGGACCTGATTGAAGGCTGGGGATTCGGACCCGCGCAGCTTGGCATCGTGCCCAATAAGCAGAATCGAGCCCAGGTCCAGAGTGAGGCACAGAATTTCGCGACTCGCATCGGCGTCGAGCGTAACAAGGTCGCGAAGTTCTTCCTCAACATCGTGAGGCTGGTATCCGGCTACATGATCCTCTACAGTGACTTCCCGATCTTGACACCGCAAGAGAAGCAGATCATGCAACAGACCTGGGATCAGGGGCACATTCAGCACGACCTGGTGCTTAAGATTCGACCCGATTCTCAAGTCGTGCTCGATACGACGGCACGTATCAAGCGCATCTCTGACTTTATCAACCTCACAGGCAAGTCGGGCTTTGTGAACGTTCAGCCTCTCATTACGGAGCTTGCTGAGTTGTCAACGATCGATCCGAACGGTGTCGTGATTACGCCTCAGCCGAAGCAGCCCGAGGAGCCAAACATCTCCTACCGCTTCAGCTCAAAGGACGACCTGATGTCGGCAATGGTGATGGCACTCCTCGTCAAGCACGGCAAGGCGCCGAACGAGCAGGAGATTCAGAAGGCTCAACAGCTTCTTCAGCTCGCATCTCAAATTCAACAACCCGGTTCGCCGGCACAAGCCCCTGGCCCACAACAGGGACAACCGCCGGCCGGACCAGCGGGACCGCATCCTCCCGGTCCTGCTGGTCCTCCTCCCAATCCGGAGCAACCAGCCGGCGCCAATTCCAACTGGAGCACCATGAGCAAAGTCGCCAAGCGTTCCCGTGATATGGCATCTATTGGTGAAGGAGAGAAATAATGCCACTCTACGACCTGCGCTGCAAGAAGTGCGGTAAGGTGTTCATGGACGTGCTCGTGAAGAACAATCGCGAGCACTACTCTCCGGCCTGCCCTCTGTGTCACACCATCGGTAGTCTTGAAAAACTACCTAGTTCTGCATCATTCGTCGTCAAGGGTTTCAACGCCAAGAACCGTTACTCGGGAGGGGGCGATGATCAATCAGGAAACGGGAAAGACTGAGTGCGATAAGTGCGGCAAGGAACTCACGGTGGGCGAGTATCCCTTTTGTCCGCACGGTTTCGGGACGTCGATCGCAGTCGGCGACATGATCGATGTCTGGATCAAAAACGGTATCGGGCTCATCAACGACGATGGCACACCGAAGCACTATACGTCGCGCGAAGAACTGAAGCGTGCGACTGAGAAAGCCGGTTTGACCAACTACGTAGTTCACGGAGACGACGACAAGTATACGTCGCGCTGGGTTTAGGGAGGCACTCTCGCTTTCCCCATTTCACGTTAGAAAGAGGGTCTAGTCATGGCGGATCTCTACGATGTCATTCAGAATGTTGTCAACTCGGTCGAAAAAGGAGACGGTATCCCTCCGGTTGAGCCGACTCCGGACCCCGAACCGGACGCAGGAGACGGCGATGGAGACGAAGGAAACGACGAGCCCGCAGGAGACGAAGGCGGAGAGGGTGATGAGGGAGTTGAGGAACCTGATGGAGAAGGGGATGGAGACGCTGACGAGGAACCTGAGGGAGACGATGAGGGAGAAGCCGACGATGAGGCCGATCCCGATTCCGGTGGAAAACCCAAGGTCGAGGAACCGAAGTTAGAGAGCGACGAGACCGATAAGCTCCTCGAAAGTCTTGGGATCAGGGCACCGAAAGAAGGTGAGCGCGAGAACCGACTGCCGCACTCCAGGGTCCGAAAGATCGTCTTCAACGCGGTGCAGAAGATCAGGCAGGAGCACCAGTCGGACCTGAGCCGTCGAGCCGTCGAGGCTCAGAAGCTCGTCGTGAAGGCGAACGAGTGGGACCGATTCAACGGGCTCATGACCACGGATGCCGATAAGTTCATGGCATTGCTCAGTGCTGCATACCCCATCTACAAGAAGTTCACGACCCAACCTCAGCAGGTCGCAGCACTGGTTGACGAGAAGGGGCCACTACCGGACGTCAAGCTGGAGGACGGCTCGTTCACTTACAGCGCCGAGCAGTGGGCGAAGCGGGAAGCCTGGGTGGTCACTAAGGCCACATCCGACGCCGAGGCCCGTCTGAAGTCGACCTTCGACGAGCGCCTGGCTCCGTTCGAAAAAGAGGCCAACGCGCGAAAGATCAACGAGACGAACCTGTCGAACATCCAGGCACAGATTGCCCGAGCCGAGCAGCAGTGGGGCGAGCTGTTCCGAGTCGACTACAAGAAGGGCAAGGAGAGCGAAATCCTCAAGTATATGAGAGACATGCAGGCAGCAGGAACCCCTATCCCCTTCGACTACGCCGTGACGCAAGTCCTTCTGCCAAAGGTCCAAATCGGTCGTGACCAGATGCGAACTGAGGTTCTGAAGGAGTTCAACGACCGGAAGAAAGCGGCACGAAAGCCTGCTGCTGCCGGTGCCGGCCAGACAAAAACGGCGATCCGAGAGAATCGACCCGCGACTCCTCCGGACGGTGTCGACCCGGTGACGTTCGCGATTCAGAACGCTGTCAAGAGTTCCGGCCTCAAGTAGACTCTGCAATAAAAGTGCCAGGGACTTGACAACACCCCTGGCACTCCTATACGCTTGTGAGCGACGTAAGGGACTCCCCGTCAGAGTCGACCGCCCCTGCAGCGTCACAGCAGACTACCGCCAAGTCCTCGGCGTTACTGAGAGACAAAACGACGCTTTTGTCGAAGGTAACAAACAATGGCACTCTCAATTGGGCAAATTGCCGCAGTGTCGTATCCTGCCGTGCTGGCGGAGATGCGCAAACCGGCAAACCAGTGGGCTGAGTCTGCGTTCCTTCGTGAGCTTGAGCGACAGGGCGGAATCGAACGCAAGTCCCTTGGCGCCACCATCGAAGCTCCGCTGGACTATCAGCGCAACCCCGGCGCAGTTATTCAGACGACCGACCTGCAGCCTCTTTCTCTGACGAAGACCGAAGTCATCACGTCCGCCTCGTATGCCATCGCGGAAGTTTCCGTCCCCATCGTGTGGTCGAAGAAGGACGAGGTTCAGAACCCGTCCCAGACTCAGAAGATCGCCCTGGTCAAGTCGCTGCTCGAAAACGGTATCGAGTCGCACGACGACATTCTGGAGCAGAATATCTTCCTGACGTCGACCAACGGCTTCCTCGGTCTCGAAACCATCGTCCCGGCCTCAGGTCAGGGAGTGGTTGGCGGAGTCGACGCTGGCGCGAACTCGTTCTGGCGCAATCAGGCGAACACCTACGTTGACGACACCGATATCGAATCGGGCATGACTACGACCTGGAACCAGGCCGCGAAGGGCTCTGGCGCCAAGTTGATGCCGACACTCGCTGTCTCCGACGCTCCGACGCAGTCTCTGTTCGAAGGCACGCAGCAGCCGAATCAGCGCTACGTTGACACGCAGGAACTGAAGGCGGGATTCAAGATTCTCGCGTTCAAAACCTGCCGCTACGTCTTCTCGCAGTATTCGGGCAACGGCGGCGCGATCTACCTGCTCAACCCGAAGAACCTCACCCTGGTCGTTTCGAAGGAATACTTCCGAGATCGTGGAGACACGCAGGAAATTCCGAACGCGAACGGCTTCGTGATGAAGATTTACTCGGCTGTGCAGCTCGTTACCAACAACAAGTCGCGGCTCGGGATCGTCAAGACCGCTTCATCGGTGTAAGGAGACAGACATGGCTACGGCACTTCCCATCAAGATCGTTGGTCACCCTCTGGCGGTGACTGTCACAGGCGATGACCTGTCGAACTTCGATGGCCCGTCGACTGTCTCCGGATCGTCTGGTCTCGGCCAGCGAAATCCGGTGGGGTTGCAGGCTCTCGATGACGCAGGCAACGTCTACATCTACCTGCCGGGTGTTGCATCACTCGCGCAGGGCGACTTCGTGATCTATCAGGGGATCAATACGCTGGCTGGAACGGCCACCGTGACTCGTATGCTCAACGACGCTAATACGGGCGGCGCTGGTCAGGTCGCGATGTCGTGCTCGGCAGCGGTTGCTACCTGCTTCGGTTGGTTCCAGATTTTCGGTCTGACGGCGGCTATCGCCAACATCGCGACCGTGGCGTTTACGCTTCCGGCTGCACTCTATCGCTCGGGAACGACTGCTCGTCTGAGCACGTCGACCAACGCGAAGGATGCGGTCTTTGGCGCGTTCACGGGCGCGGCGTCGGTGTCCAACGTCGGACAGGCGCTCCTGAACTACCCGTTCGTGATGGATCAGTCGACTCTGTAAACTTCGGTTCCAGGGTGAGATGGCACAGGCTGTCTCACCCTGCCATAGCTTCGGGCTATGTAGGAGAAGACAATGGCAAACGCATTCGCCCCGATTTACAAGGGCGGAATTCCCTTTCTCAAGCCCGGTATTCGGTTCCTCAAGAACGCAGGTATTGGCACGGGAGCAGGAGCCCCGACGAACGGCACGTCCGGATCGTATGCTGGGAAACTGAACAAGGGCTCGCTCTACCTCGACTCGACCAACGGCAACGTCTATATCAACGTTGGCACGCAGGCATCACCGACCTGGCAGCTGCTGGGTGGAGCTGGAGTTCTCGCGTTCTCTACTACGGACGGAATCACTGCCAACTCGGGCGGTGGACAGACCAACGCGACAGCACTGACGACCACGATCAACCACGTCACAACTGTTGTGTCGGCTGGGGACTCGGTCAAGCTACCAGCAGTAGTTGCAGGGGCCATTGTCATCGTGACGAACAAGGA